CAAGGCAATATTTATAACGCAAAATATCACGCGGAAACGGACAACTTAATCCATAAGAATAGTCTTAGACTCCAACTTAGAAAGTGTCTCCTCTAAGGCCTTCAACCGAGTACCCACAGTTTTTAAATTGGGGGCAGTCGTAAAGACCGAAGTGAATTCACATAATTCTATGTCGAGTTCAAGATAAACATCATGGATAGGAATAACCGCTCCAGTTGAGACAACTCCATCATAAGCAATCCCAGCACAACAAGCATAAGAAATACGTTGCTCAGCACCGTTACTATAACTAAAATAATTATTATTACCATCAACACTACGCACGAAATAAGGGACCTTAGGGTCAACCTTAAAATCGAGGTTAAACTGAGGCTCCCAAACATTAAGACTCTTGGAGTTTAACATCTGCGTCACAATCAACTTAGTTGGTTGTGTTGTAGACGTTATAAGACCAGAAGTCTCAAAATATTCGGGATCATCAGCTGTACCCACAGACACAGTGCCGGTAGTATTAGAACCTACTTTAGAATAGAAACATAACCGACCACGATTAATGAAGTATTTCAAGAAAAACTGTGATATAGTAGCGAACGGACACGTAGACATATACGATTGATTAGTGGGATTTAAATACCACTGACCATTGGTAATGCTAGTGCCCAATCCAGTACTAATATCAAACAAAGTTAATCCTAAAACACCAATGCCTGAAAAGCCGAGATAATATCTGACAGTCATACGCATACAAGCCTGATTCCGGGACTTACTAAATTGATAGCTAGTTCCGGAAACAATGCTCCCATACGCAGACGCAACAGACGTTATAACGGAGGAGTTAGGTTTACCCTTCCTCCTACGCCGTCGACGCTGGGACTGTTGTCCTATTAGGGACAACGATTCCAGAGCCAGCAACTTCCTTTCGGCCCGCTTTTCTTTTCTTTTTGTTTTTCTTTTTAGGGCTGGACCCAGCCCCTTGGATTTGTTGTGATTCTTTTTTGACATCATTTTGCTCAAAAGCTTTTCCTCGGTTTTCACCAAGGATTCTATTGATCTCATTGAGTTGTCGTTGAAATTCTCCAAACTGCGAGGTTTGGAACTGGGGACTACTCGTTCCATCAGGGGTCCAATAAGGTCTAACCATTTCTCCATTAGTTTGCTGCCCACTGCTAGTGGGTAGTTTGCTAATTTTGAAATCGTAGACTTTATCGTACTTTCCTTCAGGTACTGTTTGTATAACGGATTGCTTTGATTGCGTTGGTCTAAAATATTCACATACTGTTGAACCGTCGTCATCAATATCAAAATGGTCAGGTTGAAATCCTTTTGTATCCAAAAGGTCTTCTTTACCTGTCCAAAATGAAACTATAAAGTCATCGCTAAAATACAACTGACCCTCAGGTGCCTTAACAGCCTTCGCAAGTTCCCTTGCAACGCCGTTGGCACGTTGATTGCCTGCTGCATTTAAAAGCAACGACTGTATAGCACCGAACAAAACATAATCGTCATTCTTGGCATATACTAAATTCATCACAGATTTAGTCCATCTTGAAAAAGACACACCGCATCTGCTATCATCAAATACAAAACCAAGAAACGACATCCCGTTAATGTCCGTACTATCCTTAATATCGTCCTCCGTAATAGAAATACCGAACTGAGTTAATCTTCTAACAGTTTCCGATTTGCTCCTAAAAGCAACTCGGCTACCATCCAAAGAATCATCACCGTATTTATTCATATGCGAGCCAGTATTATAAAACCACTCATAAAAAGATGCCGAAGTAGGCACCTCATCAAAAGCAGCATAAATAGTAGCACACACATTATAGACACCGTTAATTTCCCCGGTCCATTGATTTCCACTAGAATTAAAACGAGCCGTCTTAGAGCGCAAAACTTCATCATCAAGTCTCCACAACTTCTCGCCGCTAACCATTTCCTTAACTGCATCAAAACCCCTACGGGTTCGCGCATCATCAAGATCAAAGCCATAGATATCAGAGATAATATCAGCACAGACATGTTGAACTTTTCCCAATTGGGTCAAGTCAAAATGTCCATAATCCATCTCTCTTTTATACCTTAGACCTTGTAACCGTCTTCGCAACATCTGCATCCCTCCTCGAGACACAGTCATTCCTATACGATTCCATCCATCATAACACGCTTCTTTAACACTGCTAAAACCTGCTGAAAGCATAACTTGCAATAGAATCTGCACCATATTGGCACAAATAACCATACGAGTCCTACCTTCATCAATCTTCTTCTTCTTCAAAAATTCCGGTTTAGGGTTAACATCTCCGAGTTCAATCGGGCAGTCAGTTTTCACCTCCCTGCCTTCTAAAACATCTTCAATAGCACCCTTAATAACTCCCCAACAAATTGAGCAGTTATGTACATCGATTTTTGATTGATGCGCATTTTTACATGGTGATTCCTTAGTATTAAAAGGAGCGCCGCATGCTTTAACTTCAGTCTTCGACTTAACTATTACATTCCACGCTTCATCAACACTTCGGATTTTATGCTTAACATCAGACTTAGGTCCCATCTCCGGAATAACATTTCTAAAAAATTTTAACCAAAGGTCGAGATCACCCGGAGGGGTGATTTCAACATCAGCATATTTCTTAAAACATCGTTTCAAAGTTAGAACATCAGTTGGTGCATAAGCATAAGTGGTGCGTTCACCATCAGTCAGCATATTAAACGCATCACGAAATCGTTCATTAAAAACCATCTCGCGCTGCGGAAAATGCTTATGAGGCAAATTACCCACAACTTCCCACGTATCATACTCATCAACCTCATCTTCACTACCTTCCTCTTCTTCAGATTCAGATTGTTTAATATCTTCTGGATCAACACTTGGATCCTTCTGATCATTCATAAAGTCGCCTTGCGGCTCCAAACGAACAACATTAGAAAACAAAGGTTGACCATTAATATCTGCAGGTCCTGCGTGGACACTGCTAAATTTCTTATTAAGGTTAACGGTCTGCTGTCTTTTTCTAGATTTAGATTTATCAGTATATCCAGAACGCGTCTTCTGAGCCTTACGAGAAGGCCCTGTCTTCTGATTACCGCGTGACGTCCGTTTAGACGATCTGTGTCCTCCACCTGATCCAACACCTTTCATAGCATCACCAGCATTATATTTGCTAGCAGACGCTATGTCAAGCTCTGTTTCAAGCATATTAAACAAATCATCATAAACTTCTATCACACCGTTATCTCCTCCAACACTCCACTCCCCATCAGTCCATTCAACCTCACGTATCTTCCTACCATTATTGTCATACAACGAAAAATAGAGGTAATTATCGCCATGAACAGTTCTTTCGACCCGCAACATGGTTTCATCATAACCTCTTGCAACTAGTGCTTCAATAGCTGCATTAACATCCATTATCTCATATGATTCCTTAGTCACTCCCAAAGATAAAATCTTTGCAATCAACTCAGTAGTCATAATAGTAGCACCGCCATACTTAGAAGAACCCTCCTTATGAAGTGCAATACAGTTCAAACCAAAAAACATT